GGAGTTCCAGACCATATGACTTTACGCTTGTTCGGATGTAACGCATAGTCAATAGCCGAGTAGACCGTGTTTTCAACATTTTCAATAATCGTAGCGGACCTAGCATCTTCATCACCGAGTAAATCATCAAGTACAGCAAGTTGCGGTCTCGTATTCAATTCAACGGTTCCACGAACCCCTGTTTTGGCACCATGCCCCGTCACTACAAACTCTTTGCCTTCTGCATTTTTAAAATACCATCTAATATCTGTAAATCTAAATTCAGAAATATATTTTTTTAAAAATTCACTATTCTCACATCTACGCTCCATACGTAATCGCATCTTTTTAACCCCATTTTCGATACTATCAGATACGTAAAGAGCATAGTCTACAGACCCAAATCCAGGAATCGCCCCATAAACAGATAGATACAAGAATAAATATTCAGCAAAAATAGTGGTTTTAGCTAAACCACGGGCACACATATTAGCTGTATTCTGCGTTTTACCTGCTATTTTATCAATCATCCTGTAATGAATAACAGGTGTCTTATTTTCTTCGCCCTTATCTCCGTTAACTAACTTAATAAACGAAATAAACTCTAACGCAAACTCACTAGGAACATAAGTCGGGTCATCAGTATAATCAATATCGTTAAGCCATTGATCTACGGTCTTCTTAATCGGCATCTTCAATTACCTCATAAGTTGTTTCGGGTAAGAGTGGAGGTGGGGGTGGTGGGGGTATAGCTGCTTTTCTAGCTAATATTTCACTATGCGCAACTTCTTTAGCACTAGACTGGCCATTTAGAATCATCTTAAGCTGCTGTTGTGCCAACGCTTTAGTAGTCGCCCGTAAATCATCTACAATATCGTTATTATAATTAACCTCCAGCTCAATTTTTGCTTGAGCAGGAGCTGCTAAATTAGTAATTAAACTCTCAGCTGCTTTCTGTCTAACCATTTCAGACTTAGCTGTACGCATTAATTCTGCCTGCACGTTAATAGCTTCCTGATACGTACCCGCATTTAAGATATGCGTAGGTATCATAGTCTGCTCTAATATCTTAGTAATAAGCCCTGTTTTACTATAATGATCAGCAAAACTCGCAATATCCGAAGCTGAAGAGCCCTTATCTAACAAATTCTGATATCTATCTGGGAATACCTTGCTATACGCAGTAGAGGCCTTATCTCCCATTAGCTTAAGAGATACGAACTTAACAGCGTTAATATAAGCAGCTAAGGAGTGCTTACCGTTAGCTAAGACAGAAGCGTAACTTAGTGCATTATCTCTAAATACTCTTCGTAACTCACTATCAGACTCTGAATTAATAATAGCTACAACTTCATCTGTTAAATTGCGCCTAAACCTCTTATCCGGTAAAGCACCTGCTAATTGCTCTTTAGTTAAATAATCAGTAGTCTCTAAATTAGCTTCTACATCTTTTAAGTTACTTAACTGCATCTTGTACCTCATTCCATTTATGAATTAACTCGTTATGAGAAATGCCCTCTGCATAGCATTCATGGGGGGATACCATCCAGGTAGCTTTATCTACCTGTACTACAATGTTATTATCGACTAATTCCGCCCAATATTTGTCCCAAGTTCGATAATCTTTAATCCAAGAAATCGCACTCATAAACTCCTTTTTATCTATCTCATTGTTTTTATTAGATAAAATAGTTAATGGTAAGAGCAGTGCGCATGCTGTCTTACTTAACGGAAGTGTACCTGGCGTTTCTAAGTTAATATATTTACTCATTTGTTCTCAAAGCTATGAGTTGCCTTTCTATGTTTCATAGGTTTATATTCTAAACATCTAAATTCTCTAGCTACAGGCATCCTAATACTTAAAGCTTTTGCAATAGCCTCACTACAGTTTCGCTGTATTTGATAAGTTTTTAGTACTTCCATATGGCTAATCCCACTTGGATTAGCTGTTGTTCCGAATATAATCATAACTAAAACCCAAGCATACATAATGTCTCTCCTATAACGGGTTTATCTCACCTATTTTTTGCACGACTTAAACCCTTCCTGTTTTGTCTATGTTTAGGTAAAAAATCCGGCCATCGAGATGCAATACTTCGAACAGATTGCCGGGTCATATTATAAACCCGCGCAACAGTAGCTGGGCGATTCCCATCGCTTAATGCCTCTAAAATAGCCGCATGCTTATTACTCGGTTTACTAAGGCGTTTGCGTCCTCTCATCTTTCAGCCCCTTACTAGTTTGAGTATCCCACATATGTTTAACTACATAATAACGTTTATCGTCCCCATTAAACATAATATCTGGGTTAAGCATATATTCTTTTTTCGTGTATTTCCTAATAAAATCTAATTTTTTAAGGGCCCTTAGCCCACGATGAAAATCATGCAACCGAACTCCTGACATCTTTGAAATAGTTGCAGGAGTCCCAATTACCATATTCATCCTATTAATATGATACATCATTTTCAGTAAAACCAAAGCCGCTGAACTAGTCAACTTAGTCTTAGCTAATAACGATGCAGGCTGGGTTCCTAATTGTAACTTATTAAACATTATTTTTCATTTTCCTGTCATATTGGCATTTAGAGCAATAATGTAAATTAGTTGTCGGATCTTTACATCCTCTACATGGATGAGCTTGGAATTTACGTGACTTCAGTATCTTCCCACTGTAATCAACCTGTGGTTGAATAGTCTCTACATAATTTCCTTCTCCATCATATATTTTTACCTCATGAACCATTATTTCCTCCTAAGATGAACTAAGTAATAATATCCCTATAATAGCTAAAAACCTACAAAATGCAACATTAAACTTAAGTTAATTCTCTATATAGAGATTAAAGTACCCTGTTTAATCTCATATGTGAGATTTAACTTTTTATAACTTATTATAAATAAAGCTCTAACTCTCCTTTAAGAATAAGAAGCGTCCGCCAGACTTCGCAGAGCCTTCCGCTGGCGCTCGGCTCTGCTCGTCTTGCGTCCTTATTAAATAGAGTAAAGCTCTCTTTTGGTAAGTTTGGTAACTTCTCTACTTATCCACCGTATAGCTAATATTCTTATTATTATTATTAATAATTACTCTATACGGTCTATAACTAAAATACTTACCAGAATTACCAACTCCCCCAAAGCCCGCGTGAGATTTTTTATTTCTAGGTAGAGGTTCAGTACTAATTGGTCGGGAAGTAAATCAGAGATTTACCCCCCGCCCTAAAAGATTAAACGATCTTTACACACTCCCTAACAGGGAGCAGGAGAAATAGCCACTCCTATACTCTATAAACTTGGCTAATCTATAACAACGGAGGTTAACATGTGGTCTGCAATCGATACTTTTTGGTACGTCTTTGAAAAAGCGCTTGGTTGGATCAAGCGAATCATCGACATCGGAGATATGGCTCTAGATGTAGTAGAGATGGTATTCATCGATGTCAAAGATAATACCAAGAAGGGGCTTAATAAGCAGAAAAAGACATCTGCTAAGCCAAAACGTAAGTCTAAGAAGAAGGCTGCGTAAAAGAAGTAAAGTCAGGGACTCTACATCCCTGGCTTTACCTTTTTTTACACATAAAAAAACACACCCAGAAAGTGCGTTAGAAAGTGCCATATCTTTCTCCTTTCTAAAATACTTGCTAAATCAGAATCAAACCCAAGCCTCGCAGGCAACAGGATGCATTAAGCATTCAGAATAAAGACTGGACTTGACTGGTCTTTATTCAGGGGACTTTTCCCCATACAACGCCTAACTTAAGGAGATTACGTTATGGCGAATTCATCATTGTTGGACGTAGCACCAAGTTCTAATGGTACAAAGAAGAATAATAGTAACGGCACTGTTCTGAGTAACAATGACCGTTACCGATTCCTAGATGCTAGCGGTGAGTGCAGATTCATCCTAGTTACGGGTCGAGCTTTTCCATCAGGAACACCAAAAGCCCTGACGGAAGAAGATATTATAGACGCTCTGGAAGGTACTGCTTTCGGAGTTGACGGGTTCATCCTCAACACTACTGAAGGCGATGGAATAAAGCTGGATGTTGAAGGCACTACTTGGGTATTCATTAATCTACCTGAGAAGAATACCTCTATGGACGAATCCGACATTCCTGAAGTTATGGAATCGATTCAGGATGGCTTCACTCTAGAACTTGTTAAGAGTGCTGAAGCTAAGAAGCAAGAGGTCAGAAACAAGAAGGATCTGATCAAGAAAGCAAAAGCGAAGTTTATGAAGAAGAACAAGAAATAAACTTCTGCATAACTATAGCTGTACGGGGCGTAAGCCTCGTACGGCTATTTTTTTTACCTGAATTGAGTCTGACATAGATAGTTAGTTCCTAAAACCCTCTCCCTTGCAGGGGGCAGGAGTTTTTGCAGTACTTATAAATACTTATATAGGAGATAGAGATGGCTACTTTATTATGGATTGTAGGAGTTGGACTAGTAATTGTACTGTTTCAAGGATGGATACGATTTAAAGGAGTAATAGATTGTGTAGGTATAGGACTAGCTAAAGATTATGAAGAGAATAAGAAGAAAGCTTTAATAGAAGGATTTAAATGTGAAAGTGATGAAACAGGATGGTGCGAAGTATGTGCAGTTGTTTATGAAGTTGATGAAGGAGATGATCCTTGTCCATTTCATTAAAAAAGGAAAGACTATGAATAAATACGTAAAATTATATAAAGAGTACAAATTAGTACCATCTAAAGCTGTAATCAATGAGCGTATCTGGGTTAATAAGAAAACAGGTGTGATTCTTAAGAAAGGGAAACTACCATGAATAGAACTATTAAAGAAAGATACGTTAATTATTGTGAGTATGTAAGATTAATTAGTTTTATTGGAATTATAGTAATCTTTATCACTCTGTCTATAGGTCTGTTTTTATTAGCTGACTATGTTAATGCATGGGAAATGGCTAATAATTACCCTTATGGCAAATTATGTGATGTATTTAATAGTTGTTCTAAGTAACTAAAAAGACATATTAATTTTTGGTTAATCTTTATAAAAGATAGTGGAAAGTAGGGGGACTAGTAACCCGCACTTACAGACACTATCTAGGGTATCAGAGTTAGCATAGTTAGCTCTGGTACCTGATATTTTTAAAAGGTAAAATAGAGTTAGAAAGGAGATAGCATGAACGACATGCTAAATGCATTCTTACTATTAATGAAAGCGTATTATAAGATTGAATATAAACGTGAAGTAGTTTTTACAAAAGATACAACATTTTCACAAAAGGATATAGATGGTGCTATGAAATTAGCCACTAATTGGGGGGCATACTATTATGGTGCAGAAGATAGAGAAGCTATTACTCATCAAAATTTCAATGATGATTTAGCAGTGGATAGAGCCGCAAATGACGAAGCAGATGGAAAAGTAATTATGTTAAATCAACATCTTAAGAACAAATAGGATAAAAATCATGGATATAAAGTGGGCTTTAGCTCTTGAATGTCCGTTTAGATTCTCTGGAACAGTAGAAGATGCACATATGCCAATGTTAACAGATCAAGAAGGTTATATTATTTTATTTCAATCTAGGCAACAAGCTGAAGATTATTTAGGGGCACACCCACAAAATGATCTAATAGAAGAAATCTTAATAATCCCTGAAATGGAAGCAATACTATGACCACATTTCTTATTAAATTGGAGGTGCTATGAATTCAGTAATTTTGATATTAACCCCTGAAGAAGCAGGACATCTATCTGAAATGATGGGTTTATTAAAAGGTTCTCGTATGGAACAAGACATAACTGAATCAATACATACTTTAGAAAAAAAGATAGATTCTATGGCTGTAAAAAACATAACTAAGAGTACTAAAACTAAGATTACCGATACAACAGATTGGCCAGCAGATTATTAACTTGAAAGGAGCCTAACAATGAAGATACCTAAAATAAATATACCTGTATCAGTACCTTTACGATTAGATTATCTTTTAACTGGTATTAAACATCTTATTAAAGATGATTATGATGATCCAACTGAAGATATTATTAAACAAAAAGATAACGCTATTTATAATTATAAACAGGATAAGGAAGTTCTACGAAACCAATTAAAAGAAATGGAACAAGAATTAACAATTACAAAAGAATTGTTAGAAGATGCTAATAACAAACTATGCAAGGAGGGAATACAATGAACTGGATCGACAATAAAGGAACAAGAATGAGTGCATGGACATTACTTTTAGTAATGGTTATATACGTTGGTGTTCATTTTATCTTAGCCTACCCTAAATTAGTTCATGGCTGGGATGGTATTGATTTATCAACGGATACTGATATATCTATTGATACTGGAACAAGAGAAACTATTACAGATACTGTAATAATTGAACCAGGCTACGATGTACCTATAACAGATGCAGAAGGCAATACTATTGAAATGGAAATTATCAATGTTATGCCTACTCCAGCAGGTATTGATCAAATAGAAGTATATGATTCTCAAGCAAATGAAACAATAGAACTAGAAATGAGTAATAGATAATTCTTTAAATAGTTTAACTAACCTCTTAAGATGTAATGTCTTAAGGGGTTTTTTTGGTTTATTCTGAAATCAAAGGAGCCGATTATGGAAACTGATCAATATACAATAGAAACTACTTGGTCTAAAAGAATACGAGAGGACATTATAATTGAAGCTATTCAAGGAGAAATCCCTGAAGAGATGGAAAGAAAGATTCTTAATAGTATAAATAGTTTTAATATTGCTAAAAACAGTGAAGATAAAGAACTATTTATTAAACTGTTTTCATTAATTTTATCTGATAAAAATGCAAAACCTGTACAAGCTATTGCCCCTCATTTAGGAAATTGTCATAGACCCGGATCTAATGATATGGACTCATTTATATGGGGCTGGACATTACTTAAAGACTGCCAAGATGCAGGTCTATATACTCTTAAAAGAGAAGATGATCATGTATACCTACATCCAACTAAACTATTACATAAATCAGTACATAAGCGTTTAGATAAATTACAATTTTTACCTCCAATGAAACAATGCCCATTACCTTGGAAAGATAATCATAATGGGGGATGGTTATGGGAAAACAAACATTTAATATGTGGTCATAGATATAACAGACATGATAGACCTTTAGCTTATGATGTAATAAATAAATTACAAAAGGTAGCTTGGGAGATTGATCCTATTACTTATATGATAGAAAAACGAAAGAATAAAACAATGAGTAAACGTCAATTTCTTAGAGTCATGAAAGAATATATTGGTAGACCATTCTATTTTGTATGGAGATACGATTCCAGAGGAAGAAGTTATTCAAGTGGTTATGATATTAATATACAAACTGATGAATATGGCAAAGCCTTAGTATCTCATCATCATAAAGAACTTATATCAAAACATAAAATAGGTAATCTATATATTGCTATTGCTAATCATGCAGGTAAAGACAAGCTTACTTGGGCTGAACGTATGGACTGGGCCAGTAAACAGCCAAATTTTGATGATATTAAATGGGATGAACCTTTATTAGGAAGAAAAGCTGTTAGAGCTTTAAAAGACACTCAGGCGGGCAAACCTACAGGTTACCCAATGACTTTAGACGCAACTTCATCTGGGATACAGATTATGGCTATATTATCTGGGTGTAAAGAAACTGCTAAATTTGTAAACTGCATTGATCCTACAAAACGATATGATTTATACAGTGAAGTTACAGAATTGATGAATCAACAATTAACTAAGCCTGTCACAAGAAAAGCTATAAAAGAAGCTACTATGACTCATTATTATAATTCTTTAGCTACTCCTAAAGCATTGCTATCAAAAGAACAATTAGAAGTATTCTATAATGTATTAGAAGGACTTCTACCAGGAGCAGAAAGCATAATGGAAACCATTAACTCTTGCTGGCAATATACTCAGAATTATCATTCTTGGGTTATGCCTGATGGGCATACTGTGTATAAGCCTATTATTGAAGGAACCAATGGAGTATACTCAGATAACGACTTTGGTAACTTACAATTGAGGTGGTTCCATAAAACTCAATCTGACGATTATAGATCTCTTTGTCCTGATGTTATCCATTCAATTGATGGCTATGTGGCTAGGGAAATGATTAGACGCTGTGACTTCCAATTAACGCATATTCACGATTGCTTTGTATTTCACCCAAATTATTTACAAGTAATTTGTAAAACATATAGAGAAATTATGGCTGAAATATCTAAAAGTGATTTACTTATTGATATCCTAAGACAAATTACAAATGAACCGCAACTAACATTAACTAAATTAAGTGATGATTTGGATATAAATATATTAAACAGTGAATATATGTTATCTTAAACATGTACGTTTCATTTCTCCTCGCCTTATGGTTTAGTTTGGAGGCTCCTTCTAAATCATAAGGTTTTATGGCTCTTCCCTTTATTGGGAAGGGCCATTTTTTTTATCTAAAAAGGGCTATACTGAATAATATCGTATTCAAACCACTTAATCTGACTTAATGTTAGGAGGCGTTAAATGTTATATTTTGTAGTAGAAATATGCGAATTAAAAGCCTGCCAGCATTGGAGATTAGGTGATAATTGTGTCAAACATAATGCATCTATTGCTGATTCTATTAAATATTGTTCAAATTTACATGACAGCAAGCGATGCCAAGTTAGGAAACAAGTAGATACTTATAGACTCGAACAAATGTTAGAAGGAGATATAAAATGAGAATAGGATCGTGGGAACTAAGTAATATTAGAAATAAAATTCTTGATCACTTGTACAAAAGAAGATCAGACGAGATCGAAAAAAGAAAAATTGAGATCGCTAAACAAAATAGAGAATATCTTTTAGAACCATTTCAAAAGGTGATTGATAATTTGCCTTTAGATCTTGTAGCACATAGTTATGAGTACATGATAAATGTCAAATATCACCCTCAACAAAACCCAATGTTTATTCAAAATGTTAAAGAGTTGAGTGTACCTGAGAATAGTACAGTTAGTGAATATTGGATATATAAATCCAAAAATAAAATTATTAACCCAGTAGAGCCTAAAGGATCAACAAATAATTATTATACTCAATCTCCTGAACAGCCTTTAGACCCCAGATTACATAGCGAAGCTGAAAAGTTATGTCAAGATATCTTAACATTACGAAAAGAACGTGCTGAATCAGAAACTTATTTAGTACAAACAACTCAAGCAAACCAAGGGTCTATTAAACTACGTGGTGTATGGCCTGCATGGATGCATAAATTTCTACCACCTGAGCCTACAAAACTTCCTAAAAAAAGTAAAAAAACAGCAAAAGTGGTGGTGGATACCCCTGAAATTCCCGAACATATTGAAATGCAACTAACCGAAAATCTATTAGAAGGGAACTAAAATGTTTGAAGTTAATGCAGAAGAATTAAGACAATGCCTTGTAGAGGATCTAAAAGCCGGTCTTACTCCAATGGTAGCTTCCAGTCCAGGAATGGGGAAATCTGACATTATTAGATCTATAGCTGAAATCTTCAGATTAAAGGTTATAGATTTTAGAGTATCTCAGTGTGAACCTGTAGATATGCAAGGTTACCCAGGAATAATGGACGGAAGAATGACTTTTCATATTCCAGAGTATTTTCCAGTTGAGACAGACGACATACCCGAAGGGTATGACGGCTGGCTCTTATTTCTAGATGAATTTAATTCTGGAAATAAACAAACAGAAGCCGCAGCTTATAAATTGATCTTAGATAGAGAGGTTTATAAACATAAATTACATCCTAGATGTCTTATTGCTGCAGCAGGAAATTTAACTACGGATAGAGCAATTGTTAATACTCAGAGTACAGCTACTACATCCAGGCTAACTCACTACAGAATGCGTATAGATCATAAAGTCTGGACAGACTGGGCTTATCAACATGATATTGACCATAGAATTATTTCATTTATTAAATTTAAGCCAGAAGCGTTACATAAATTTGATCCAACAACTAATGAACTAACTTTTCCATGCCCTAGAACATGGGAGTTTGCTTCTAAAGTTATAAATAATAAAGAGAAGATGGATAGAATTACAACCACTAGGTTAGCTGGAACGGTGGGGGAAGGTTCAGCTGTAGAATTTTCAACTTATTGTGAAATCTATCAGAACCTACCTACCATTGAAGCAATTCTAAAAAATCCTACCTCCGGATGGAAAGTACCTAAAGAGCCTAGTGAAAAATATGCAGTAAGCACTATGCTTGCTCATAATTGTAATACAAAAAACATTGATAAGATTGTACCTGCTATCGATAGACTATCTAAAGATTTTCAAGTTATTACTTATAAAGATATTTATAAAAGAACTCCTGAATTAAAAAAACATCCTTTAATTCAAGAGTGGAAAATTAAAAACGCATCAGCCATATTTTAGGAGATAAATATGTCAAACATCCGAACATTAGTTAGAGGAATATATAATATTCAAAAACTAAGAGTACAAATGGGAAACAGACTTGTAGGTAATTTTAAAGTTAAATTAGGACAAGCTCCAAGTGAACCAGAAGGTTCATTAGATAAGCAAGATGAAGCATTTCTTGCTCGATTAAGAAAAGACTTTTTAAAAATTACAGATGGAGTACTTACTCTACCTACACGGAAAAAATTTAAAAGTGAAGGAGTAATTGATAATTACACAGAACTTTGTCTGGTATCTTCTTACGTTAATTTAGCTAAAGAAGAAGAGAATCAATTCAAATATCTAGGTAAAGTATTAAGTGATTTCCCAATATGGGTCGAATTCCTGGATAAAGTAAAAGGAGTTGGACCAGCTATGGCGGGGGTACTCCTTAGTGAAATAGATATCAGTAAAGCTAAATACCCATCCAGTCTATTTAAGCTTGCTGGAATAGACGTAGCAGAAGATGGAAAAGGTAGATCTAGACGGAAAGAACATCAAGTTGATGTTGAATATACAGATAAAGACGGTAAAACAGCTATTAAAAAAGGAATTACTTTTAATC